ACACCGTATGATATTATAATACTTGTAAGGAGGTAAAGAGAGATCATAATTAAGGAGGTGAACAAGAAATGGCTAAGAAAAAGAAAAAGCCCAAACTTGAAAAGGTCGCAATCGTAACAAGCATCCTGCAAGGCATAGCAACCATCGTATGCTTGATCTACGAAACCTTTTTCAAGTAAGGGCACAGGCGGTGGGAATATCCCACCCACCGCCTATATTCTAAGCCATTTTTGAGAATATGTCTATAAGAAAAGTATTAACAATTATTAGCACCTGTTCGGCGGCGGTTCTTGTGTACTATGCAATCAAAAAAGGATTGGATGCGGCAATTGCAATAGCACTTGTATTGAGTGTGGCATCAATTGGATTAAATATATATTGCGAGGTGCACGATGGAAGAAAAGAAGATTAGACCGCAGGACAAGTGGAATGCAAAAGCTGGCTTGATAAGCAAATCATATAAGCTGAAGCGAGAGCTGGTAGAGGCATTTGCAGATGCATGTGAGAAGGCAGGAGTAAGTCAAGCCGGACAGCTTAGCATGATGATGAGAGAATTCATCGAGAAAAACAAGTAAATACTAGAAAAGGAGAGGTACTGACCAGTATTCATTGGTTGGTACCTTTTTTATTTTGGCACTAAGAAAATATATCATAAATCTAAAGAAGGAAGGGGGTGAGAATCCGGGGAACCGGATATTATGGCAGAACTGTTAATTGAGATTGATGAAAGATACAAGGATGCGCACGGCAATCCAAGAGTGCTTGCAGTATGTCCGTGTTGCCGCGAAAGGAAGTGGTATCTGGGAAATAAGGGAGAGATTCTTGATCAGATGCGATGGAGCAGCGTGCACTATTGCGATAACTGCGGTACAAAGCTGGATTGGAAAGCTGAGCAAAAGACAGAAACACAGAAGATACGGGAGCAGGCACTGTTAGAGTTTCTCAATGAATATTACAAAGACAGTCGAGGCAGCAGGAGCGAAAGCTATATTATAGCGTATCGGACGGCGCGACGCCTGTTGGATGCGTGGAACAAAGAAGAACAGCAGCATATAAATGCAAGAGTATATGATCGGAGGATATAGAGATGGCAAAGGTATATATTGGAGTAGGACATGGTGGGAGCGATCCAGGAGCAGTGATGTATCTGGTAGAAAAAGATATTGATCTGCAGATGGCTAAAGGATGCCGTGATTATCTGAAAGAGCACGGTGTCGATGTATTGATTAGCAGAAATGGAGATATTGATAGTTCAATCAATGAAAAGACAACAATGTGCAATTATTGGGACGCAGATCTGGCACTGGACATACACAACAACGCAGGCGGCGGAGAAGGCTTCGAAGTATGGCACAGTGTGAATGATGGCAAAGGAAAGGTGCTTGCACAGAACATAGAGAAAGAAGTTGTGAAGATCGGGCAGAAAAGTCGTGGCTTAAAGACAAAAAAGAACGTTTACGGAAGTGATTATTTTGGCTTCATTCGACAGACGAAATGCCCGGCGATTATCTGCGAGGGTGTATTTGTAGACAATAAAGCTGATGCGGCAAAAGCGGATACAGAAGAGAAGTGCCGGGCGTTTGGTGTAGCATATGCGAAAGGAATCCTTGCAACGCTTGGTATGAATACAGAACAGAATGCAAACGGAGAAACAAAGACACAGGAGCAGGCAGCAGTCCAACCAGAGCAGACACAGGCAGATACATATAGAGTCAAGGTCACAGCATCGGCACTGAATATCCGTAATGATGCGGGTACAGCAAATGCAGTAACCGGAGTGATCCGGGACAATGGTGTATATACGATCGTGGCGGAAAAGATAGTATCCGGAGAGAAATGGGGAAAGCTGAAAAGCGGTGCAGGCTGGATATGTCTGGAGTACACGAAGAAGGTATAAAGGAGCGTGAGCAAGGTGAGACAAAGAAACTCGGTTGCAAGCTACAACATCGGGAAGCATAGATTCTTGGAATTGTACCACTACTGTATGCAGTACCCGGATTGGATAAAAGAGATTAGAGAACTGCGCGGACTACGATCGCATGAAACCGGAGCAACAGGAAATGGATTATCAAACCCGACCGCAAGTGCAGCCATCAAGGCAGCAGAACTAAGCAAGCGTTGCAAGCTGATTGAAGATACGGCAGTGGAAGCAAACAAGGAAATTGCGCAGTACATATTGGCAGGAGTAACAGATACCGAGTGTACATATATGGTGCTTGAGGCGCGAGGGATGCCAGCGTCGCGTGCATTATACTATCGAAGTCGGCGAAAGTTCTACTATCTGTTATCTAAGAAAGTGAGGTGAGAAGATATGAAAACGGAGAATGAGATCATTGAGGAGTATATTGATTACTTTAACGAAAAGGAATTTGTAGAGAGCCTGACGTTGCAAGATCAGATGCTTTATAGACTTGCATTAAGAGAGACGTATTCATACTTGTTTTTTAAGCTATACGTAAGAGTGAGAGAATTCTTCAGAAGTTTTAAGAAAAAATGGAAGTGGAGTACTCGGGGGACAAATTAAGTGATATTATGATAGCATGAGATAGTTGAGAGAAACGGAGAACAGCAGTTGTATGGAAAACATATAGCTGCTGTTTTGCGTTGGAAAGGAGAGAAGATGAAACAGGCGATATGTACAGTAGTAGGAGTGATTGGATCAGCTATAGCATCCGTATTTGGCGGATGGGATGCAGGTATTAAAACCCTGCTCATATTCATGGCGATTGATTATGTATCTGGGCTGATTGTTGCTGGCGTATTCAAGAACAGTCCAAAAACTGATACAGGCAGTTTGGAGAGCAAAGCTGGATGGAAAGGCTTATGCAGAAAGTGCATGACACTTGTGTTCGTGATCGTAGCATATAGATTAGATTTAGTCATCGGCACTAATTATATTCGTGATGCGGTCGTAATTGCTTTTATAGCGAACGAGACAATCTCATTGGTCGAGAATGCCGGGCTCATGGGCGTGAAGCTTCCGGCAGTGATCACGAAAGCCATCGACATCCTGCAGAAGAAGTCAGAGGATGAAGCTAATGATGTATAACGACAAACGATGGAAGAAGAAACGTGCAGTGATTCTACGGCGAGATGCTTACCAGTGTCAAGAGTGCAAACGATATGGCAAGCGTAGATCTGGAGACCATGTGCATCACGTATACCCAGTCGAACAGTATCCGGATGAGCGATACAACGACTGCAACCTGATTACGCTATGCCAGAAGTGCCACAACCGCATGCATGATCGGGATTCACACGAGCTTACAGCGTATGGAAAACAGTTACAAATGCGTATGAAGAAGAGATATGGCAGCAGACTCCCCCCTCTCTAGCGATTTTGGAGCGGGTAAGGATAGAACGGTGGGTGGAGCCTTTTCCAAATACGCAGGATTTTTTGAGAAAGGGGGAAACCGGGTGAAAAAGACAGCATGGAAAAATCGAATAATATCAGCAACCAAGGCGGTTGGCACGTATCGAGATGCTTTCCTTCCGATGATCGATACGCTCGCAAATATACTTGCAGAGCGTGACAAAATCTATCAGGAATACGTCGAAACCGGTGCCAAACCTGTAGTGGAGCATACGAACAAAAACGGAAGTACCAACATGACCAAAAATCCGCTGCTGGTGAGCTGGGGCGACATGAATACATCTGCACTTTCGTATTGGAGAGATCTTGGGCTCACACCGGCAGGGCTGAAAAAAATCGACGAATCAGCAATCAAAGGGAAAAAGGTGTCTGCATTAGGAGACATCCTGCGGGACATTGGCGGCTAAGTCATACAAGCAGGCGGCAATCCGCTACGCGAAAGATGTCGTCGCTGGAAAGATCATTGCCGGGAATAATGTACGAGAGTGCAAGCGATTCCTGGACGATCTGGAACGTGATGATCTGGAGCTGCACACGAAAGAGCCGGATTTCGTGATCAATATCATTGAGCGGGTAATGGTTCACGTGAAGGGAGAGGACCTGCAAGGGCACTCTCTGCGGAATACTCCGTTGATATTGCAGCCGTGGCAGATATTCATCGTATATAACTTAATAGGATTTTACTATAAAGGTACTCAGATCAGACGATACAAAGAGGCCTTTATTTTTATTCCGAGAAAGCAGGGCAAGACGCTGTTTGTGGCGGCGCTTGCGTTTGCACTTGGCCTTCTGGAAAGAAGATCAGGAGCGACAATCTATATTGTGGCCGCCGCCTTGAAGCAGGCGAAGCAGAGCTTTGACGACATCCTGCATACATTGCGGTACCGGGGCATGATAGGCGAGTTCAAAGTACTGGATAACAATGCACAGCACTCTATCGAGTACACGTTTTACAACGAGGACGAAGAGCCGGAAGGTTCCCTGTACATCGAAGCACTCGCCAGCAATCCGGACACGCAGGATTCATTCAACTGTAACATAGCCATCGCGGATGAGGTGCATGCGTTCAAGCGTGCATCCCAGTACAATCGGTTCAAAGAAGCGATGGCGGCATACACGAACAAGCTGATGATCGGCATCACCACAGCAGGCGATAATATGAATTCCTTCTGCTATCGCCGGTTGGAATATGCCAACAAAGTGCTGGATGGCATCGTGAAGGATGATACATTGTTCTGTTTTGTATCCCGTGCGGATCAGGACGAGAAAGGAAATGTAGATTTTACGAATCCGATCCAGCACGAAAAGGCAAATCCGGGATATGGTGTGACAATCCGGCCGGAAGCTATCCTGAACGATTCCATACAGGCGCAGAACGATCCGCAACAGCGGAAGGATTTTCTAAGCAGACAGTTGAATGTATATACCACGGCGATGAAGGCATATTTCGACATCAAAGAGTTTCAGAATTCGGATAAGCAGTACAACTGGAGCATAGAGGAGCTGGCGCAGCTCAAAATTGACTGGTACGGCGGCGCCGACCTGTCGAAGCTGCACGATCTTACTGCGGCGGCGCTGTTCGGACACTATAAAGGTGTTGATATCATTATCACGCATGCATTCTTCCCGGTTGTTGAAGCAGCAAGGAAAGCAGATGAAGACAACATACCGCTGTTTGGATGGCGGGACGATGGATGGCTGACCATGTGCAATACACCAACGGTCAATGTCGGTGACATTGTAAATTGGTTTAAGGAGATGCGGAGCAAGGGCTTCAAGATCAAGCAGGTTGGCCACGATAAGAAATTTGCACGTGAGTATTTTATCCAGATGAAGAAAGCAGGGTTCAAAATCATAGATCAGCCACAGTATTTCTATGTGAAGTCAGAAGGCTTCCGGCATATTGAGAAGTCGGCGAAGGATGGCAAATTGTATTACTGCCATTCGGATGCATACGAATACTGTGTGCAGAATGTACACGCCATTGAAAAGACAGACGATATGATCCAGTATGAAAAGATAGAACCGACGGCACGTATTGACTTGTTCGATTCGAGCGTGTTTGCGTGCGTCAGATATTTGAATTCACTTGAAAAGAGTGAGAAATCAAAGAGCTGGTGGGGAGGTGAGAACGAAGATGAGTAAGAAAGAAAACGCCATCCAGCGGGCACTAAAAAAGGCAGGAAGAAAGCGGTCAGCGGTGCTGATCGGAAGCAACGAAGCATATGATCTGTTATGCGGTACCGGGTATACATCATTAGACCAGAATCCGGAGATTGTAGCCGCCTGCCGGAAGATTGCGGAAATTATCGGAGCTATGACGATTCATATCATGCAGAACACCGAACGCGGCGACGAGCGTGTGATCAATGAGCTGTCGAGAAAAATTGACATCAATCCATGCAGCACCATGACACGGCAGACGTTCATAGAAGCGGTGGTGATGAACCTGCTCCTGTATGGCAAAGGCAATTCGGTTGTAAAGGTCTATACAGAGGACGGCTATCTCGCCGATATGGAGCCGGTGGCAGCAGGCAGAGTCACCTATCAGGGCGACTATAGAAATTACCGGATACTGATTGACGGCATCCCATACCAGCCGGATGATGTGCTGCATTTCGTCTATAATCCGGACAAGACATACATGTACCGGGGGCAAGGCGTGACAGCACAGCTTAAGGATGTTGCGGATAACCTGCGGCAGGCACAGGTCACTACAAACGCTTTTATGAAAAGCAAATGGAAGCCATCACTGATCATCAAGGTAGATGGCATGGTAGAAGAGTTTTCAAGCCCGAAGGGCAGAAAGAAGCTGATAGACGAGTATATGACATCCGGAGAAGCCGGAGCACCGTGGCTGATACCTGCGGAACAGTTTGAGATAAATCAGGTCAAGCCGCTTTCCTTATCCGATCTTGCAATTGCGGATAATGTGAAGCTGGATAAGCAGACAGTCGCGGCAATCCTTGGTGTTCCGTCGTTTGTACTGGGCGTTGGCGAGTACAAGCAGGAAGAATGGAATTACTTTGTCAAGACCAAGGTACGAGAAATCGTGACAGGCCTACAGCAGGAGATGACACGAAAGCTGATATACAGTCCGAATATGTATATCAAGTTCAATGTCCTGTCCGTGATGGACTGGGATCTGACGACGATAGCATCCGTATTCGGTTCGCTGTCAGACCGTGGATTTGTGACTGGAAATGAAGTCAGAGACAAGATAGGCATGTCACCAAAGGAAGGCTTGGATGAGCTTAGAGTGCTTGAAAACTATATTCCGTGGGATATGGCAGCGGCACAGAAGAAACTGGTACAGAAGGGAGATAACAATGGATAGACATATTCGACAGACACGATCTGTCGCATCGGAATTTAATACGCGGGAAGACGGCGAGGCACTTTCGATAGAAGGTTACTTCGCCGTTTTTAATAGCACCTATAACATTATGCCGGGGATGAGTGAGAGTGTAGCGCCTGGGGCGTTTACAGATACGATATCCGGCGATGTACGTGCACTGATCAACCATGATACAGGGCTTGTGCTCGGAAGAACCAAAGCAGGCACATTGACACTGCGGCAGGATGAACGCGGACTCTGGGGGCATATCGACATCAATCCGGATGATTCGGACGCGATGAACCTGTATGCCAGAGTGAAACGTCACGATGTAGATCAGTGCAGCTTCGGCTTTGACATTCTGGACGAAGAGACGGAAGTCCGCGAGGACGGATCCGTACACTGGACAATTAAGAAGGTGGAACTGTATGAGGTGTCGGTATGCACCTTCCCGGCATACGAAGAGACAAGTGTCAATGCGCGAAAGAAGGATGCAGATACCATCCGGGCGCGACAGACCGAGGTGTGGAAGCTTGACATGAAGAAAAAATTAAAAGGAGGAAGCGAATCATGTTAAAAGCAATTATGCTCAGAAAGAAGCTGAGCGAAGTCACAAAGAAGCTCACAGAGGCACGTGAGAAGGCAAAGGAGCTTGCAACACGTGAGAAGGAGCTTGAGGCAGCCATCGACGAAGCACAGACTGAGGAAGAGAAGGAGGCGGTCAATCAGGAAGTCGAACAGTACGAGAAGGACAAGGCGGAAAATGAGGAATCCGTCCGGAATCTGGAACAGGAAGTATCTGATACAGAGAAAGAGCTTGCTGATCTGGAGGAGAAACAGAGACAGGCTGCACCGGCAGCAGATACAACAAAGAGAGGAGAAGATACAGTGAAGACAATGACCACAAGAAAGAAGTTTTTTGGAATGAACAATCAGGAGCGTGATGCGTTCCTTGCGCGGGAGGACGTACATACCTTCCTGGAGCGTGTGCGTACACTTGGCACAGAAAACCGCTCAATTACCAATGCGGAGCTTACTATTCCGGATGTAATGCTGGAACTACTCCGTGAGAATATCGAGGGATATTCCAAGCTCTATAAGTACGTCAACGTAAAGAGCGTACCGGGAAAGGCACGTCAGAACATCCAGGGAACCATCCCGGAGGGTGTATGGACAGAAATGTACGCCGCGCTGAACGAGCTTTCGCTTTCGTTCAACAATACAGAAGTAGACGGCTACAAGGTCGGCGGATATCTTGTAATCAACAATGCGGTACTGAAGGATTCCGATGTCAATCTTGCTGAGACGATCGTTACAGCACTTGGACAGGCAATTGGATTGGCACTCGATAAGGCAATCCTGTACGGAAAAGGTACAAAGATGCCGCTTGGTATCGTGACACGCCTTGCACAGGCAACAAAGCCGGAGAGCTACCCGGAAACTGCACGTACATGGGTTGATCTGTCATCAAAAAATATCAAGTCGATTGCGGCTGCCAAGACCGGTGTAGAGCTCTTCAAGGAGATCATCAAAGCATCCGGTGCGGCAAAGGGTAAGTATTCGACCGGTACACGATTCTGGGCAATGAACGAGACGACGAAGACAACGCTTGTATCTGAGGCGCTTTCCTTCAATGCGGCCGGTGCTATTGCGACAGGCATGAACGACACCATGCCAATCATCGGCGGCACCATCGAGACACTTGATTTCATCCCGGACAATGTGATTGTCGGCGGTTATGGGGACCTCTATCTGCTTGCAGAGCGTGAGGGTACAAGCATCGCACAGTCCGAGCATGTGAAGTTCCTGGAAGATCAGACAGTTTTCAAAGGGACTGCAAGATACGATGGTATCCCGTCAATCGCAGAGGGATTTGTAGCAATCGGCATCTCCGGCACAAAGCCGACAGCCGACATGACCTTTGCGGACGATACAGTAAATGCCAAGGTGGCAGCAGGAACAAAGGAATAAGAGGTAGCGTATGACAGATGCAGATAGATTGACGATGTTGAAGATTGACCTCGGCATATCGGCTGAGGTGTACGATCAGCGGCTGACACGGTATCTGCAGGCAGCACAGACGGAGATAGAGCGGGAGGGTATCACCTTCCCGCCGGAGCCGCCTGTAGATGATGAGGAGCTGATCATAAGCTATGCCGCGTGGAAATGGCGGCAGCGGGCAACTGGCGAGGGTATGCCGCGGATGCTCCGGTATGCGCTGAATAACCGCCTGTTGTCGCAGAAAGCGAGGACAGAAGATGGATGATGAAATCATATTGCTTGAAACGAAGACGGACCAGGATGATATCGGGAATACGATTATCACAGAGACGATCAAACATCCGGTGATATGCAGGGTGCAGTCTGTTGATCGCCAGGAGTTCTTCAAAGCCGGGCAGGTCGGTATGAATCCGAAGTATCGCTTTGACACAGATAAGGTAAATTACAACGGCGAAGAGCTTGTGAAGTACAAAGACAAGGTATATGGGATCTATCGCACCTATGAGCGTACAGATTCCGATACGATCGAGCTTTATGCTGAAGAGAAAGCAGGGGTGACGTATGTCGAACAAGACGATTAAAATTGGACAGCTTGATATGGAATTACAATCGATTTTTTCGGCGTTTGAGCATCATGTGCATACTGCGGTTGATACGGCAGCGGAGAAAACAGCAAAGGAAGCTGTAAAGGAGCTGAAAAAGACATCACCCAACAACAAGCGAACAAAAGGGAAAAAGTATAAGAATGGCTGGAAGCATAAGAAAACATCGGGGGGAATGACGGTATATAACGAGCAGTACCAGCTGACACATCTTCTGGAGCATGGACATGACGTAGTAATCAATGGAGTTGTGAAGAAAAAACGTGCAGAAGCGCAAGAACATATTGCGCCGGTGGAAGCATGGGCGCAGGATGAGTTTCCGGAAGAATTCAAAAGGCAGGTGGAAAAAGGATGACGATTGCAGATGTAAAGAAAGTCTTGTCGGTACCGGGTGTGACTGTACACTATGACCATGCACCGGAAGGCACGAAAGTACCTTTTATCACGTACACATGCCATGCGGACAACAATTTCTTTGCAGATGACAAGGTGTATCAGAAGATTAGCTCCATGCGTGCTGTGCTGTACAGCACGAAGAAGGATGAGAAGCTGGAGACGTTGATTGAAAGTGCCTTGGACGAAGCAGAGATCCCGTGGAGCATGACAGACGAGTTCGAGAACGAGCAGAAAGTATTTATGACCATATACGAAGCGGAGGTAATATAAAGATGGATAAAGAAAAAAATAAGATTAAGTTTGGACTGAAAAATACGCACTATGCGATTATCACAGAGACGGAACAGGAGGATGGAACAATCAAGAGTACATACAGTACGCCGAAGAAATGGCCGGGAGCAGTAAGTATGTCGCTTGATCCGTCCGGAGAATCCAACACGTTTTATGCGGATGATACCGCGTATGCCGTATTATCAAGCAATTCCGGCTATGAGGGAGATTTCGAATCTGCACTAGTACCGGAGGACGTAGAGATTGAGGTGATGGGACAGGAAGAAGTCGATGGTGTGCTCGTTGAATCTTCGACAGACGAACAGAAGTATATTGCTCTTTTGTTTGAGTTTTCAGGAGATAAAAAGGCACGCAGACATGTATTATATCGTTGCTCACTGACACGACACTCCGTTGCGTCCCAGACCAAGGAAGACAGCACGGAGCCTGTGACAGAATCTGTGACAATTAAGGCTACACCACGTCCGGATGTCAACGTGATCAATGGCAAGGAAAAGAATCTGGTTAAAGCAACAACCGGATCCAATACAACAGATGGCGCGTATAAGAGCTGGTATACAAAAGTATGGGAGCCAACTGCATCAGAACAGGCAGCAGGTTAATATCAATTATGAAATGGGATGGTAGAAGATACCGTCCCATTTTTCTTGCAAAAATATGAAGTTGCACCGGTGCAACAGAAACGGAGGATACTATGAGATCAGTGATCAGAATTGGACAGAGAGAAGTAGCAGTTGAGAGCAACGCAGCAACTGCGATTCGATACAAGCAGATTTTTAAGCGCGAGCTGTTAAAAGATCTTGCGAAGCTGGAAAACGTAGAAGACGTAGACAAGCTTGACGCAATCGAATATACATCGAAGCTTGCGTATGTGATGAACATGCAGAACCGTAAGGAGATTAAAGAAGCTTCAGAAGAAGGATACATCGCATGGATGGAAGAATTTGAAGAAGCAGACTTCCAGGATCCTGCGGCAATCACATCCATCCTGAATGTATGGAATCGCAATATTACGACCACAAGTGAACTAAAAAAAGACCAAAGCCCACAGTAAGGGAGATGAATACAAACATCTTCATGCTGCGGGCTTTTTCACTACATATATCGATGCAGGACCTTGAGGAGTTAACACATGGAGATGTGCTCGACATGATGATCGAGAGCAGCAATGACACGTATAACTACCCACTCAAGGCGACGCAGGATGATTTTGATAAATTTGCAGCTATGTAAGGGGGTGGATACGTGGGACAGATCAAGGGAATTACAATTGAAATCGATGGAAAAACAACAGGGCTTACGAAAGCACTGAAAGCTGCCAATTCAGAGATCAAAACAACGAAAAGCCAGTTGAATTCGGTGGAAAAAGCACTCAAGCTTGATCCGAAAAATGTAGATCTTCTCAAAGCAAAACAGAATGCTTTGAACGGAGTAATCAAAGAAACAAAAGAAAAACTCGATATGGAGAAGCAGGCTGCCGAATCCGCAAAAAAGGAACTTGAACTTGGAAACATCACACAGGGTGAATACGATGCGTTGCAGGCAGAAATTGTTACAACGACGAATGAGCTGTCGAATCTGGAAAAGCAGGCAAGACAGGCATCGTCTGTGCTGGGAAGTCAGATGCAGGCAGCAGGAGCGCATATCAAGGAAGTTGGCAACAACATATCCGGGCTTGGAGAAAAGGTTACAGGTGTTGGAGATAAGGTATCGACACTTGGCGGAAAGATGACAGCAACAATTACGATGCCGGTTGTGGCGGGAGGCACTGCGGCGGTCAAAGAAGCGAAGGACTACTCTTCCGCATTGGCGAAGATGTCTACGATTGCAGATACAACACAGACACCGCTTTCTGATCTGGACGACAGTATTATGAAACTGTCAGATGACACAGGTATAAGTGCTGCAGCTCTTGCGGAGGCGTCTTATGATGCAATATCAGCAGGTCAGTCAACCGAGGATGCCGTTGGGTTTGTGGGAAAAGCAAATGTACTTGCTCGATCAGGATTCACCAGCATGTCAACAGCAACAGACACATTGACAACAGCGATGAATGCATATGGACTGTCGGCAGATCAGGTATCAAGTGTATCTGATAAGTTGATCACAACACAGAATCTTGGTAAAACGACCGTAGATGAGCTGGGTGCATCAATGGGTAAAGTTATACCGACAGCGGCGATGTATGGTGTCAATTTGGACCAGTTAAGTGCGGCATATGTTACAACTACGAAAAATGGTATAGGTACAGCGGAAGCTACAACTTACATCAATGGTATGCTGAATGAACTTGGAAAATCCGGAAGCACGACATCAAACATCTTGAAAGAAAAGACGGGCAAGTCGTTTAGTGAGCTGATGAATGAGGGATATAATCTGTCAGATGTGTTACAGATTATACAGAATGAAGCGGACAGTAGCGGAATGAGTCTTGCAGATATGTTTGGTTCACAGGAAGCCGCGAAGGCAGCGGCAACAATAACCCAGCATACAACAGATTTTACAAGTGCAGTTAAAGAACTTGAAAGCTCCGCAGGAACAGCGCAAAAGGCATTTGATACGCTGGAAGCTTCGGATCCGTCCATCCAGTTTGAAAAGACAAAGACAGCAATCCAAAACTGCGCAATATCAATCGGACAGATCCTGATGCCAATTGTGCAGCAGATAGCCGGGAAAATACAGGAGCTTGTACAAAAGTTCCGTGACTTAGATCCGGAGACACAACAGCAGATTGTGATGATTGCAGCAATAGCTGCGGCGATAGGACCGTTAATTGTGGTGATAGGAACACTCATTTCATCGGTGGGTAAGGTCATTACATTTGGCGGTCAGATAGTGTCCTTAGTCGGTTCTATTACTACATGGATGGGTACTGCATCTTCGTTTATTACAGGAACCATGATTCCGGCCATCACCGGGGTTGTCACTGCAATCGGACCGTTTCTGCTGATTGCCGCAGCGGTAATTGCTGTGATCACTGCAATTATCGTAGTAATTAAAAACTGGGATGCAATCGTTGAGGTGGCACAGTTTGTATGGGAATCGTTCTGTGAGAAGGTGTCACAGCTTGTCACGGCGTTTAAGGAGTTCTTCACATCTGCTTTTCAGGCGATTGGAAGCTTCTTTACAGGCATATGGAATGGAATCGTGTCCGTTGCGACAAACGCATGGTCAAGCATAAGGAATGTATTCAGCACGGTTGGAAGTTTCTTCACAGGCATATTCCAACAGGCGTGGAATGGCATAACAAGTATCTTCAATCGATTAGGCGGTTTCTTTTCAGGCGTATGGAACTCTGTAACAGGCATCTTCAAAAGTGCAGGTATGGCAATCGGCAATGCGATTTCCGGAGCAGTAAAAACAGCCGTTAATTTTGTCTTATCCAAGGCAATCGGAATCATAAACGGCTTCATCGGTGCAATCAATGCCGTAATCGGTGTAATCAACAAAATACCGGGTGTCAGCCTGTCGAAGATCAGCAAGCTCGGTGTGCCACAGCTTGAGCGAGGTGGTGTGCTTGCAAAGGGACAGGTCGGATTGCTCGAAGGTAATGGCGCCGAGGCGGTTGTACCGCTCGATCAGAACGAGAAGTGGATTGCGGCCGTGGCACGTGAGATGAAGAGTGCACTTGCCGGCAATCAGACGGCAATGGCAACTGGCGATATTATAATCCCGGTGCAAATCGGACAGTCGAAATTAACTGAAATCATTGTACGTGCCAACCAGATCAATAATTACAGAAGCGGAGGAAGATAATGCTGAACAAATATGTAAAAATCAATGGCGAACGTGTACCAAATCCAATCGATTATTCAGAGAGCTTCAGCAAAGTATCAAATACATTTCAGTCAGAAGCAGGGGATGATCTTGCAATTGACGTGCGAGCCGGGAAGTATTCCGGCTCGTTTAAGTTCCAGGTATCTTCAAGATGGAAGAACAAGATGCTTGGATATGCAAAGATGCAGTCGGTAAAACTGCAGATTGATGAAGCGGAGTATACGGTGCGTGTTAAGAGTATTGATTGCGATTTGGAGAAAAATTCGGAGTACAGTCAGAATACGCAAGGATACTGGACGGTATCTTTCAGTGCGGAAGAGCTATAAGAGGAGGAAGCATCATGAACGAAGTGAATGATTTAGGATGCTTCCGATGACTTGCCGCCGAACGAGGAGGACACATATGTGCAAAGCACATATTTAGGATGTGTCCGACGATATACCACAGAGCGAAAGCGATGTGGTGTTACCCGAATGTGAGGGGGCGATACATATTATATGAGGAGGCGGTAGCATGTATCAGGTATCAGAAGAATATCTGAAACAAACAAAAAGAAAAGTACAGACGTTCCGCCTGGCCGGAACAGTAAATAAGATTGCATTTACCAATCATGACATATTAAGCGGTTCTTTCACGATAACGAATCAGTGCAGCGAGCAGAACGATGTCAAGATCGGCAGTGTGTACATAGGAGAGTTGAAGTGCACATTCAAACCGGATCTGCAGGTGCCAGATTGGACGAATGCACAGATCGTTGTATCAGAGGGACTATTGATTGGCGACAAGTGGGAAGATGTACCTCTTGGCGTCTATACAGTATCAGAAGCAAATGACACAGAGTATGGAGTTGATATCACAGCATATGACAACATGGCTCGCTTCAATCGGTCTTGTAGCGTTGATATCACGATTGGAACACCATATGAGCTGCTTACGTTAGCATGTACAACCTGTGAGGCGGAGCTTGGCATGACGCAGGAGGCAGTAGGTGCACTTCCGAACGGAACAGAGAGCCTCTCGCTCTATACGGAAAATGATATTGAAACATGGCAGGACTTTATCTTCTGGGTGGCGCAGGCAACGGGTACCTTTGCGACGATGGACAGACAGGGAAAGCTTGTGCTTCGGAAATATGAACAGACGGTTGTGGATACGCTTACGAATCATGACCGGTTTACCGGGTCGAAATTCAGCAAGTTTGAGACGCGTTATTCCGGACTGTCATGCGTGAATATGGCAGACGATACAACAAGCTATTACGGTTCGGATCCGGACAATTATCTGACATACAATCTTGGCTCCAATCCGTTTCTGCAATATGGTGTAGACAGCTATAAGGAACAGATACGGCGCGCGATATTGACAGCGCTTTTGCAGATTGATTATGTACCGTTTGAGACAAGCTGCCTGTGCGGTGCCATGTATGACCTTGGCGATATCATCCGGTGCACGGATGGTATTGCTCCGGGAAAGCTTGGATGTGTGATGATGTATGATTATACATTCAACGGAGGATATAAGATCACAGGCTTTGGATCGGATCCAGCGCTTTCAAGCGCGAAGAGTAAGACGGATAAGAATCTGGAAGGCTTGCGAAACTCAGTATCATCTTCGGACATACTCTTTTTCAATTACGAAAATGCGTCTGCGCTTCAGCTTGGAGATGGCGATTCCAAAGCAATCATAGATATCCGTTTTACATCGTCCGTCTCAATAGGTGTGCTTTTTCAAGCGGAAGTGTTGCTGGAAGCAACTGCAACAGAAGAGGATGTAATTGCATCAATCGAGTACACATTAAACGAAGTGACGATTATTGGTTACAATCCAACGGAAACATGGAAAAATGGAAAGCATATACTGAGCTTGATGTACATGTTAATGATCGATGCAAATTCAATCAACCGATGGCTGGTTAAGCTGTCTATAGCCGGCGGCAGTGTAGCAATTGCACAAGGCGGCATACGTGCAACAATTTATGGTCAGGGATTAGTAGGTACGGTTGAGTGGGATGGCTACATCACATTGGAAGAGAAGCTTACAAGAATAGCTCTAACAGATTCTATTACGGTATCAAAAAATATGATATGTACTGTAGTTGCGGGATTAATTGACGTAGACAGAAATGTTATGGAAGATCGGCTTCAGACGATGCAAGTGAAGAATAGTGTGGCTGTTGGGAATTTGCTTGATAAGGCGGAAATTCGCTGGGGAATTGAGAAATGGACATTTACAACAGACAGCGAGTGCACATACTCATCAAGGTATGTATTAATTGAAAGTGGAGCATTCAGACTAGCAACAGAATTTGTGAACAAGTCGGCAAATCAGAGCATAGACCGTGGAATGATGAATGTTGTTGAGCTGGATTCGACAGAATTTGAATTAATTCAGAGTGCTATTGTTAGTGATGTGCTTAATTCTGTTAGTGATGTGCTCAATTCTGCAAGTGAGAGTGGAGATGCCGAGAGTGAAACTTCGGATATTGAGAGTGAGACAGAACAGGTTGTGAAGTATCTGCTCTGGTCGGAAGACAAGTATTATACGATTCTGGATGATGTAGTAAGCGAAATAACTCTTTCGAGTGGTACCTTGCAGGCAGCAGATTTCGAGACACATGGATTAGATACAGAGCCGGCATCGGACTATATCTTGCAATTAGAATCACCGAAGATATACAAATGGACTGCGGCAGACACGATTTCAGATACAATGATCACAATCACAGCGGTACCGCATCCACAGATCATACAGGCAACCTGTGATATGTCGGATGTAAGTATCTATGGTATAACCGGTGTAACCGCCACATACGAAGGCAGCTTAAAAGTGAAGCTATCCTATGATGCGGGTATGGCGTGGACAGAGGAAGAAACACTGGAAGCAGCGTTGGAAGGAAGCCTGTTGGAGACATATGATAAGCTTGGACCATCAAAGATTTTGACGATTGCTTTTATAGTATCAGATATGACGGACAATTTGACGCAGTTCCAATATACATTTAAGAATGAGGAGGATAAGTAATATGGAATCGATTTTAAAAAACGTGTACATCAATAAGATACAGATACCGAAGATCAAAGGGCATATGCGTCTGGAACTTCGTGGATGCAGGGAGACTGACGTGATTGAACATGACAATCATATGACCGATGCACTCGAAAAGATATTGACTGGATCAGGACTGTGGCTTGACTTAGCATATATTTGGGGTAATGCCATGTGCCCGACATATCAGAAAGCGTTTGGAGGAATTCAATTACTTGATACTGTCTTGACGGATGACGCTCTTACTGTACCTGGAGGAACGGAGGTAACAGCATGCGCATCGTATGGCATTGCTAATAATGACACTGCACTAACACAAGGCAGCTATAATACGAAAGAAAGTGTGTTGGATTGGCCGAGCAAAAAGATGACATACGTGTATGATTGGACAACGAATCAGGGAAATGGGACAATTGCTTCAGCTGCACTTACGAATGAAAGAATGGGACGATGTGGCTTTGGCGATGCGGCGGTTGCAATCGGTTCGAATACGGAAAGTAATATACAATCAGATTCGGGAAATAGGAATATTTATTGTCCGTCAGATGGAAGACCGTTTTTGGTTAATGATCAGTATGCGTATGCAGTTAGAGAAGCAAAAGATGATAGAATTTATGTAATAAGGTATACATCGAATCGGCAAAGTGTAAGTCCTTTTTCAAACAATCCAATTGAGAGAGGAAATACAATCGCTCAAATCGAATATGAAGAATTTGAAGTAATGAAGAGCGAAATACTCCATACTGAATATTTTTATACAGATGGTGTAAATGTATATTTTGCGCCCAAATATGAAATAAGCAAAAATGAGACTGCATTTATGACGATATTAAGAACTGATAGCATGACAACGGAGACAATTAGTATAAAAAATACAACCGGTGATAGTATAAGATTTGACAACGGCTTTGAGGTCTATAACAACCATCTCTATACTACAAATGGTGCCTCGACACTATTTGAAATTGATCTTGCAAATACCGCGGATATAAAGAGTTATAAAATTGGAACTATAAGTATAGGTTTAAATAGAATTGCTAATTTGCGCTCGGGGAAATTATATATTGACAGTTACGGAAAGACGGTGGTTTTTGACACGGTTACAAAATCTATTAAGGCATCAAAATTATCAAATTATAGAAGCTATAATATATGTAGTTCAAACATGTTCAAATCAATTCACAGGGGCTTCAATGAGACACAAATGTTTGAATTGGTTAATTTTGCATATCTTAGTACGATAAAT